GTTATACATAGTACAACCAGATGAACTTGATGATCTCCTTGCAATTCCTTATGCTAAGTTCCTAAATAACTAAAAAGATAAAAGTGTCTTCAGTACCTCTTACATTTAATAACGGACAAACCGCAACCACAAGTGAAATATCAGTGGCAGTTGAGGGTGGAAAGAGATTGAGTGATGTAACTGGTATAACAAACGAAGGCATCATCAGAGCACTAAAAAATAATCCAGCCGAAAGAAGTTATCTTGTTACAACTTTGGTAAAGGACGGAATAGATAAAAATAATCGACCTCTTTATAAAAGAGAGATACGTAGTTTTGATTCTGTAAACGCAGCAAAAACTTTTAAAGAAACTGTGGATAGAGATGGTCTCAACTCCGAGGCATTTATTGGTGGTGGAGCAGGAACAATTATCGCAACAGGTTCAACAAAAGATGGAGTAAAAACTTTTGAGTTTACTGGTAACGCAGAGGATTGGCAGAAAGGTAAAAACGCTGAGAAACAAATTAAAAAAATATCTGCGAAACAAGTTGAAAATTTAGGTAGAGATGAGGGAGGAGAAGTAAAAAATCACACTACAGAATTTGCAAAGAAAAAAGTTGGTGATAATAAAGATGATTCAATTGATGCAGCAGAAAATGAACTTAAAGCAAAAAAAGAGAGAGCTGGAATAGGTAGAAAAAAATATGACAATCTATTTTATCCATCATTTATTAAAAAAAGTAATCAAGATAAATTAAAAATAACAATACTAAAACCTAAATTACAAGTGTCAGTTCAAGGTGCTAGTAACAGAAGAGATGATTTTCAAGCGTATAAAACTAATACAGGTAGACAACTTCCATTTGACATACCAAAGAGTAGTAAGTTTTATAGTGAACGTGGAAAAATTGTGGGATATGGTAGAGCAGAGGCTTTTGAAAGAGAGCAAGATCGCATATATGCACAGGGTAATAATGTAACAAAACCGGAGTTTAATAGAGAGATACTTGGAAGTATAACTTTACCAATTCCTAATGGTGTAAGTGATCAAAACGCTGTCAATTTTGGAGGAGGAACATTAAACCCAGTTCAAAAAACTTTAGCTAACACTGCGTTTAGAACAATATTAGAGGGTGTGGGTGCTGGTGGAAAAGTTGCATCAAAAGCTTTTCAAAAAGCAGTTAAAAGCAAAGAAACACAAAAAGCATTAGCTGGATACATAGCAGGAACTGCTGCGAATCTTGATCCAAATGAAATACTTTCCAGATTGGATGGGACGATATTTAATAATAATTTAGCCCTTCTATTCAAAGGGCCTACTCTTAGACCATTTACATTTCAATTTCAATTAAGTCCAAGGGATAGAGGTGAGGCAGTTCAAGTGCAGAAAATTATAAGAGGATTAAAACAATCAAGTGCAGTGCAGCAAACAAAAGATAAAACTTTTCTTGCAGCACCAAATACCTTTGGTCTTCAGTTTTTTAAAGGGCCTACTCCGCATAAATTTTTACCAACATTAAAAGAATGTGCTTTACTTAGTGTTGGTGTGAATTATATGCCAGATAATAGTTACATGACATACGAAGATTCATCAATGGTTTCTTACTCTTTATCACTCTCATTTCAAGAATTATTACCAATATTTAATAGTGATTATGAAACTCTAGATAATAATACAGACGACATAATCGGTTTCTAAAATGGCAAATCCTTATTTTTCAAACTTAACTGAATTTATATACGTCAATCGCACCAAAGATGGAAGAAGCGAAGGTGATTATAGTGTTGTAAAAAATTTTTTCAAAAGAGCAAAACTAAGAGATGATATTTTTCAAGACCTGACGTTCTTTACAAAGTTTACTGTAGTGGGTGATGATCGTCCAGACACTGTTGCAAATACAGTATATGATGATCCCTCTCTCGACTGGGTGGTATTGTTATCTAATAATATTATTAATGTTCAAAGTGAATGGCCATTAGGGCAAGCAGCTTTTAATACATATATAACAGAAAAATATCCAGATGAAGCGACATTATACTCAGGTATTCATCACTATGAAGCAAATGAAGTTAAGACGAATGACGGATCTATTATCATTGCATCAGGGACAAGAGTAAGTGCAGGGCAAAGTGTTTCATACTTTGATGAGGACTCATCTCAGCATGTCGTTAGAACAGATATTGCAAGTCCTATAACAAATTATATGTTTGAAGATCAATTAAATGAAGAGAAAAGAAATATTTTTGTTTTAAAACCAATTTATTTAAATATTTTATTTGATGATATTGATCAAATAATGAGAAATAAAAAAGGTTCCACTCAATTTATAAGTGAAACCTTAATGCGTGGAGATAATATCAGATTATACGATTAACTATCTGCCAACTTTTGGAAGTAGGATAGTGCATCATCTTCATCAGAATCAACAGATGCGACTGCAGGAGTCGATACTGCCTGTGCAACTAC